TAGTATTACCTCAAGTACGCCAGCACCATCATATCCAACTGGCATTTCTAACCAAATAACTTTTAACCTTCCGACATATAGTATCTCAATTTCAAAACCTGTATCATATGAGTTCCGTGTGGCTGAATATTATTCAGACATTCCAGAAAATGTTGTGAAAGTTGGACTACAGGTTCAAGTATATGAACACAACCAATATGGTCATCCTACTATATTGAAAAGTTGGACTGATGTTGAACGAGTTAAGGTGAAACTATGAACGAACGAATTAAAGAACTTGCTGAACAGGCTGGTGGAGAATTTTATGAAGGATTTGCTGGAGGTACGAACTTTGTCAAATTTGCAGAAGATGATTTTGAAAAGTTCGCCGAGTTGATTGTTCGAGAGTGTATTGAAAAAGGTAATGTTTTAATGAAGCATTATATCAATAATCATTCTGAACAAAAGCAGGTTTTTTTATTGACGGCTATTGCTGATTATTCAAATGGAATTGAAAAACATTTTGGAGTTGAAAAATGAATATCTTTTATCTATCGCACGATGTAGAAGAATGTGCAAGATTCCATTGCGATAAGCACCTGATTAAAATGGTCTTAGAGTATAGCCAACTCTTGTCCACAGCGCACCGGGTGATTGACGGCACAGAATCTACAGGCAAGTCTGCTTCTGGTCGTATGATGCGCCGGTGGGTTCTTCCTGACGACCGTGAAGGTAAACTATACAAAGCAACTCATATCAACCATCCTTCTGCCATATGGGTGCGTAAGTCGTATGCCAATTATGTGTTTCTGTGGAAATTGTTAGAAGCACTCTGCACCGAATACACCTATCGTTATGGTAAAGTTCACAAGTGCCAAGAAACTGGTCTTGTTGATGAACTGATGTACCCACCAATGAACATTCCTGCACATGTAGAATTCACAGAACCTACACCTGCAATGCCTGAACATGTCAAAGTTGCCGGTAGTTCCATCAAGTCATATCACAACTATTACATAAATAATAAACAGCACTTGGCCAAATGGTCAGGTAAGATTAACTCTCGTAATGTCCCGGAGTGGTTTTCAGCAAAATGATTACCCAACAACTATTAAAAACACTGTTCGTTTATGAGGACGGAAATTTGTTATGGAAAAAACCATTATCAAATGTTTGTAAAGTCGGATCAATTGCTGGTTTTGTAAGACCACCACAAAATTACAGATACATAGGAATTGAAAAGAAATACTACTCAGCACATAGATTGATTTTTATGTACCACCATGGTTATTTACCTGATAATGTGGATCATAAAGATGGTAATGTGTTGAATAATAAGATTGAAAATTTGAGGCCTTGCACACATTCACAAAATTTATTCAATTCAAAGAAGCCTTCTTCCAACAAGAGTGGTTATAAAGGTGTTAGTTGGTATGAATCAAATAAAAAATGGTGTGCTAAAGTAAAAGTTGGTGAAAAGGCACATCGTAAATTTTTTGATGATATTGAAATGGCCAATGAGTGGGCAATGAAAACAAGAAACGAATTGCATGGTGAATTTGTTAAACATTTATAATAGAGGTGACTAAAATTCCTAGATACGATTTTCTAAACAAAGACACAGGTGAAGTAGAAATTCACACTATGTCATACACCAAATTGGATGAATTCAAGGAATCCAATCCACATCTTGAACGGTACTTTGCCGCAGAAGATTTGCCAGTCATGTCTGATGGTTCACGATTAAGCACTCCTGGTATCGGTAAACCAGATTCCAGCTTCGAAAAGTATGTTATCCAGCGTATGAAAGATACAATTCCTGGTAACACAATGTCCGGACACAAAACGAAAACGCCTAGAGAATGGTAAATCAACAAATTCCCGCACTTCTTGGTGGTGGTTTCTACAAACCACAAGTATATCTACAACCTACCAAGAAGAAATCTCAACCAAAAGTCCCTGTACTGCTTAGAAAGGATACAACTGTCTACAACAAAACTTCCAAATAAAAATCATAAACAACCAGCAAGGAAGACTTCAATGGCAAGCAATAGAAAAACTGCAATTCAAAAGCGTGAAGATGTGGCTGACGATACAGTAACATATATTCATCAACCAGTCACATCTAACGCATTAAAAATTAAATTAGACCACTTGAAAACTTTTGAGGCGTTGACACAGAATCAACAAAAGTTTTTTGATGCATATAAAAGGGGTGATTACTTCATGGGTCTATTAGGTTCACCAGGTGTAGGTAAAACATTCTTGGCATTGTATAGAGCAATTGAGGAAGTATTAGACAGAAGCAATCCGTTTGAACACGTTGTGGTAGTTCGTTCGGCAGTTCAGGTTCGTGACCAAGGTTATGTTCCTGGTACTTTGGAAGAAAAGATGGAGATTTATGAAGTGCCTTACAAAGAAATTTGTGAGACACTATTCGGTCGTAAAGATGCTTGGGACAGATTAAAGGAGCAAGGACATGCTAGATTTATCTCAACTACTGCTATTCGCGGCATTTCTATTGATAATTCTATCATCATTGTAGATGAATGTCAGTCTATGACCTTTCATGAGTTAAATTCTGTCATTTCCCGTGTTGGCCATCGTTCTAAGATTATCTTTATCGGTGACTTGAAACAGAATGACTTGATTAAGAGTAGGAACGATGTGTCTGGTCTACAATCTTTCTTAGATGTAGCACGACATATGGATGATTTTAGTGAGATTCAGTTTACACCAGATGATATTGTGCGTTCCAGTTTGGTTAAGTCTTGGATTGTGGCTTGTGATAGGTTGGGTTATTAGGATAAATAGGGTTACAGTATTAAAAATACATTAAGAGGCATGTGACAAATTAGGATATTGATGTTTGATTTTATACACCAAGAGTATATTTCGGAGTTATCATTATGTGATGAATTGATTGAATATCATTCACAAAGTGAAAAACATAGAGGATATGTTCTGGCAAAAGATGGTTCACTTGAAATTGATTTAAACACAAAAGATTCTTTTGATGTTAATTTGGCTGACGACTCTTTGGCCATAGATTACTTTGGAGATTTGAACAAAATTATTTTGTCATACATTGAAAAATATCCTTACTGTGCATCAGGTAATCAATGGTCGCTTGTTGAGCCTGTCGTCATTCAACACTATTCGCCCGGTGGTGGATTTAAAAAATGGCACACCGAAAGAAATGGATTTGGATTAAATAATCTGAAAAGACACTTGGTGTTTATGACATATCTAAATGATGTTACTGATGAAGGTGGTACGGAGTTCTTACACCAAAACAAAGTTTTTACACCCAAGAAAGGGTTAACTTTAATTTGGCCTGCTGATTGGACTCACACACATAGGGGTGTGGTTTCACCATCCCAAGATAAATATATCATCACTGGTTGGTTAAGTTTTATTTGAGGTTATATGATAAACGATGTTGATTTTGTATACGATTATTCAGACCTTCATCGGATGAACGTTCGGGTTAAGTTCCTGACTGGTAAGTTTGCAGATTTTATCATTGAATTCACAAATATCTGGCTTGATTACAGGCCTGATGGTAATGACTTTTCTTTTGATTACTTATTGTTTCAAATTCCAGAAAAGATGAAAGTCATGGATCAAGAAACCTTCCAAGAGTTTAAAGAACACATGGGATATACGCTTGTTGATATCATCTCACATCGTAAAAACAATAAAAATGATTGGAAAAGGCTCATTCGAGCAGATAAGATAACAGGTCGTAAATTTTGTTCTATTAAGATTGATGATAAATATTATAAAAAAACAATAAAGGTAAAACATGACAATTAACTCCAGTGGAACATTATCAATGGGTGGTTCTACCAGTGGACAATCTATTGAATTGGAATTGTACAATGGTGGACAGGGGTATAATAGCTCGGGTACCGCCTCAATTTCAATGAATGATTCTGCTGTTAGAACTTTGTTGGGCGTTTCTTCTGGTGCAATAAGTATGTCTAGTGCATATGGTAAATCTTCTTACACACCAACGGTCCACATATTCACATCGAGTGGAACTTTCACATATGTTGCTGGTATGGGTTCGATTTCTTATATTACTGTTGGTGGCGGCGGCGGTGGCCACGGTGGTATATCAAACGCCGCAGGTTCTGGTGGCACGGGTGGATATACTGTGACAGGAACAGCAACAATTAGTTCAAGTTTTACAGTTACAATTGGTGCCAGTGGTGCAGGCGGTTCGGGTGGCATAGGGTCTGGTGGTACTGGAGCCACAGGTGGAACAACACAATTTTCAGGTGGTTTGACTCAAGTGGCACCAGGTGGCGCTGGAGCATCGGGATATTCTTCTGCGGGTCTTAATGGTGGCAATTATGGCACCACATCTAACTTTCTTGGCACCACATATGGTCCGTATGGTGCAGCTGGAGCAGTAGGTCCATCACAACCAAACACTGCTGCAAACGGAACAAACCCCGGTGATGCTGGTCAAGGTGGTGGCCACGGGATTGCACAATATAGCATTTCAGGTTCACCCGGTGGTAATGGTGCGGCGGGTATAGCAGTAATTTATGGATAAAAGATATGTACACATACGCAATTATAGACAGTAACACAAATATAATTATAGATTCTTGTATTTGGAATGGAAAAACCGAAACTTGGCAAAATCCATATGCAAATACGTATTTGTTACAAACACAAAATAACTACATTGGTTGGGTCATAACAGGCAACAATATTGTAAATCCAGCAAACACAGAAGAATTTCTAATAGTATAAAGATATATCATGTTTAATTATTGTCCCCCACGGGAACTCAGTGACTTAAAATCAGAAACCTTTCCAGACGGCAAGCGTTATTACACACTAGATGATGGTACTCGTTTGCCCTCTGTAACCACCGTTCTTGGTGCACAAAAGAAACAGGCCATCTTTGAATGGCGTAAGCGTGTCGGTGAGGAAGAAGCTAACCGTATCAGTAAACAGGCCACATCACGTGGAACCAACGTCCACACGATTTGTGAGAACTATCTTAACAACAAGGTAGACTACATGAAAGGCATCATGCCTGATGCGTTGGAGTACTTCCTGTCTATCAAACCATATCTTAACAGGATTAACAACATTCATTACCAAGAGGCTGCTTTGTGGTCTAAACAACTTGGCATGGCTGGTCGTGTAGACGTTATTGCGGAATATGAAGGTGAGTTGGC